GCAAACCGCATAAACGCATGTTCCCAACTACTTCTATAACGTGGCGGTCTATTTCCAGCATACTTGTCACGGTTAGCTACTTCGTAGAGTCCGTTTGCCCACTTACTAGCCATGGGTTAAGTTTTTACCTGTTGCTGTACCGTTGGGGGAGGAGCTTTATCGTTAACAAATCCTAGTAGGCTGGTGCCTTTACGGCTAGCATTAAGAAGTAGTGGAATTGTAACTTTTGTATCACTATTCTCAAACTTTTCTATAACATCAGTAGCATAAAGTTGTAGCTCATTTACAGCATTTAGAATTGCGGCCGTTAAGCTAGCAGCGGCTTCTTCGTTGCTAGTACGGTTAACACAAAAACTCTTAACTAATTCATAATCATTGTCAGTAAATTTTCCAAGAGGAGAAAATTGTGTAGTGAAAAATTCATTTACACGTATATCAATATTATCTGTAGATCTTATTATTGGTAATGCTGTATTCTGTGTTGTCATTACGTTGAGATCCCTGATTCTAATAATCGGCGTTCAATAAGAGCGTTTCTTTCTGTTACTAGAGCAGTACGGCGATCTCCCAGTTCATTCTGTATTTGGCGTTCCAATATTGTAATCCTATCATTTATTTGTCTTAGTCGTAAATTTCGAGTACCCGTATTGTTTGATGTTGCAGGTGTCGAGAAATCACTTAGCCGTGCTGGAGATGCAGGTGACGCAATGGTATTCGGAATAGTGTTTGCATTGCCTAAACTAAATGATTCTGCAATAAAATCGCCAACGTTGTTAAAGGTTGATGAAATAATATTACTACTATTACTAGACACAGCTCCAGAAATGTTGTTACTAGTATTCACAGTTCTATCTACTGGAGCGCCAGTGCCTGACCTAGGCCTACCTGTATTAATAGACCCTGTATCAAAGATATTTGGTAATATAATATCAGATAGTGGATTTTTGCCACGTAATACGCTACCAACTATTCGTTCTAAGTCTTTTTCTAATACTCTTCCGAGATCAGCGTCTTTTGTGTTGTTAAAGAGAACCCCGCCTTTAATTATAGCACCGAGGATATTTCCGTTAAACAAATCAGTTGCCACTGAGTTTGCCGCATCAACAAGTCCGCCTTGGAAAAATACACTATTAGTTGTGCCGCCGCCAAAGACACCCAATGGACTCGGAGAGGTATCGTAATGTATATCAGTAAATCCTTTAGGATTAATGTTGTTTACAAATCCTGTTGCGTACTTTACAGTTTCATATTGGATTGACATACTATGTTGCATTACACTAGTGTTAGCATAACTATGACTGTCATGTCCAAAGGCAGTAATCATAGGATTTACAAGAGTATACTCTGCAAATCTTTTTTGTAACATAGTGTATACTCTGATATCTTTAAAGAATCGTTGATTCCCATCGCTTAATCCATAGTCGTTGCCTCTATATCCGCCATATCTATCATTTGTATCATAGTTGCCGCTTCCTAGATCATACTTGCTGTCATTATAGAAAAAATTAGCATATGTATGTAGGAAACTTCTAATTAAATCTTTCTGATCGTCATGAAATGTTACAGTAACAGGATTATAATTTAACTTGTGTTGACTATGTACTTGTCTGTTATATTGATTATGTGTTTGTGTGTCAATGTTAAATGTAGGAAGATCTATGGTCTTAACCAACATATTAATTTCTAACTTATCAATATTATCAAAAAGCCTTGCAGCCTGAGGGGTAAGATTAAAAACTACATGAAAGAGGTTACTAAAGCGTGGCTGTAGCTCGTAGTTGTTATCAATAAACAACCGTGATGCATGAGCAAAGTCTTTAATCTGGTCGCCCTTTGAAAGAGCATTAAGAATAGTATTAACGCTAGCCACAGATATCTCCTTATTACAACTATTTATGCTGTCAGATTATGTGTATACTTTACAAAAAAACCCCCTGAAAGATTCAGAGGGTCTTTAAAAATGTAAAGTAAAAGTTATTAACCAGTAACTGTTTGGCCAAGAGCTCTTGCTACTGTAGCACCTACACCATCGCCAATTGGGCTTTGGATAGCATTATCAAATCTAATGCTTGCTGTAATAGTTACAGGGGTTGCTTCTGCGTAGTTTAGATCATTGTAGTTAACGTTAGTTAAGAAACAACCATATAATTCCCAAGTTTCAAGAACGTTTGCTACACTAGCGCCGTTGCCGCCGTCTAATATTTCAAAACGTGTAATAAACTTGTAGTCAATACCAGAACTTGCACTAGCTTGTTCCATAATATCGAACTGCTTCTGTACTTGCTCTCCAAGTAGTCTGCTAACGCTACCGTTGACATCGTCACGGAAGTTAACTGTAATTGGATCCCATGAATGTTTACCAGCAAGGTATGCACGGCTGTTATAAACTGGAATTTCTATCTCTTCAAATGTTAAGTTTGGACGAGTAATGTCCATAACTTGTTTAGTTAATTCTGTACGGGGAGTAGACACGCCAAGATTTTCAAATAACGCACGAAAGCGATACTTTAGCTTGGGCATTAGCAAACCCTGTGCATTTGCAGATTGATCACTATCTAGTGGTACAGTGAATTTTGTTAATGATGAAACGGACATGTGTCGTGTCTCCTATATTATCTATTAATATTATTTATCTAATCTGGTCCACAAAAAATGGGGAGTAATTTACATACCCCCCATTAATTTCGTTGTTTATAGTGCTTTAAACAGCATTTGCTGAAGCTACATTACCTGCTTGAATTTCACCTGTATTCTTAAGGCGAATTGGGATAAAGATAAACTCAGCGGCTTTAACTGGCTCAATAGCAACGTCTACGTAAAGTTCATTTCTGTCAATACGTGTAGGAGTGTTATTGGTGTCATCACAAACTACCAAGTAGTCGTAAATTCCACGCTTTGCAACTAAGTCATTCATAATCTGTTCAACTTGTTCTTTAAGTTCATCACGGGTAATCTTGTCATTTGGTTCAAATATAAACCCAAGTGCAGTTGCCTGTAATTGGCTACGTAAGTAGTTTGCTAAACGTGCTACGTTAATTCTATCCAATGCACTAGTAGTAGCTGCACGAGTCTTCTGACCGTAGTTCATTAACCCAACACCATTAAAGAACGTAATTGGATTGACTCTATTACTGTAAAGTGTATCACGTAGTGATTCTCTAACGTTGTCTACTTGAAATTCACCAGTTGCACTGTTAATAAAGCCAATTGCATTAGCATTATCAACTAGTCCACGTCTTGTTCCTGCTGGAGCAAACCATGGGAAGCTCTGGTCGTCACTTCTAGCAATAGTTCTAAGTATCATATGACTTGCTGGAACAACAATAGTGTTACCGCTGAGGTCATTTGTCTGTCCTGGTGGATAAAATATTCCCAAGTATTCATCAGCAGTTACAAGAGCGTCTTCACTGTTTCCAGTGTCTGCTGCAGAATTACTTGCCCAGTTTTGGATTGCAGTGCTAGTAGCAGCAAGTCTCATGCTTGTGTCACCTATAACAAACGCTGTGTTGCGTCTATCATTATTAAGTGATACCATGTTGTCAATTAACTCTGGATAACCAGGTGATGCAATAATATTAAATGCACGGGCGTCTTCTCTGAGTGCTTCACTGTTGTCAATAGCTGCTTGCAATCCTGCAACAACAATTTTACGAACAGCTTTGCGTCCCATAAAAGGACTACCGTCGTTTTTGTTGCCACTAATTGATACCCACGCATCTTTTTCTGTTGGAAGTGTTGGGTAAAGTGTAGTGTCACTGAAGTTTGTTCTGCTAAAGTGGTTGCTACGGAATTCTTTAACGTTGTATGAACTACGACGTGTGTTGAACAGTAACATACCTCTTGGAAACAAACTAGGATCTGGTCTATCAATATCAACAACATCACTTGTTAGCAATGCTACTGTTGTCGTTAGAGTTCCTGTAACTACGTCTGTAGTCGTGTCACCCATAAAGCGAGCATCAGCAAACAAAATTCCATCTTCTGTTGTTTGGTCTGTTTTGTCAATTAGGACAAAACGGTTTTCACTGTCAACAACCTGGTAACGATAAAGCATTGGATAGTTTTCTAAATCGCCAGTATCAATCCACAGGTCACCAACTACAAGTGCAGTTAAATCAACCTGTGTAAGAGGTTCTGTTGCAGAGAAAATAACACCAGTTGCATCAGTGTTAGATAAATTAAATCCACGAGCATCACTTGTTACATTCTGATAACCTTTCCAATTTGTGCCGTCACTGATTAAAATGTCAGCCTCTGTGCCGCCATGATACCATTTACGTGTATTAGCTGGATTTGAGCTTGGTGCAGTAGTACTTGCTGTGTATGTTGGGGCAACCCAGTTACTTAGGATTAAGTTAGTGTCGTTACCTGCTCTAACTTGACCACTTGTAATAGTTGTTGCAATCCCTGCATCTGCTATTGGCGTGCCGCTTGTATCTTTAAGTACAATAGTACCGCCTTGTGCATGTTGAATCTGCAAGAAGCCTGAAGTAGTTACACTTGCACTTACATTTGCTACATTAGCGGCTGTAATATCAGCAGCTATGTTTGCAATTCCAGTTCCACTAACTACTACAGATACTGCGGTTGAAAGTGCAGTGCTATTTGCAACACTAGCTTGTATAGTAAATGTTTCACTGGCAGTAAGTGGCGTTGCTGAATTTACTGTGCCAGTAACATCCATTGCACCAGTTGCAAATCTACGAAATAATTTGTAAGTCACTGTGTCGTTTTCAGTAACATCAAACTGCATATAATAAGTTCCAGCTAAAATCGCCTTGCCGCCTGTTGGGTCAAGGTTTTTACTTGCAGTACGATCGTTTTCATAAAGTGGAACACTAACTGCCTCAAATTGAGCAGTTGTTGAGTTATAAACGCTAACATCAATAAGTGCGCCTAGGTTACTTGAAGTTGTTTTGATCCAAGTACTTCCTGATGGTCTAGGAGTTGTATCTGTTGTTTTAAATTCAGGAACAGTAAAGTGTGCGCTCTGTTGAATTAACGGACATGCATATGTTCCTGCTACTAATCCAGTAAGTGTGAGGATAGTACCTGATCCGTTAGCAAGAACCAACTTGCCGTCTGCAACACTATCTACACCCACTGCTAAACTAGTAGCATAAATTTCAATTTTGTTATTGACTGCCGCGGCTGTAATACCTGTAATACTTGCATTATTAATACTTGTAGCAAGTTGTGCTGCTGTGCTACCGGCCATTGTTACTGTTGTTCCGTTAATTACAATGGTGTTGCCATTTGCTAATCCTGGGCTTGCTATTGTACCAGAAGTAGTTGGCCAGCTTACTTGCCAAGCTGAACTACCAACTAGTACCCATGCGTTGCTACGATTTTTGTAGTATAAAGGATTAGTTGTATTTGTTGCTACAATAGCATAAGCTCCGATTGCACCAATTGATGCTTTTGGAACTCCACTATCTAAGTCAGTAGTAGATGTAATAACTGTTGGAATTTTATTTGTAAATGTGCCAGCTGTCTGGTTCCATTCAAATATTCCCCAACGAGTATCAGCACTAGTGTCTAACCAAACAACACCATTAGCTGGTGAACCAAGTGGTCTGCTAGTACTTGATACTAGCTCAGCTAGGTCAACATCAGCGCGAGTAACATATACCCTGTTGCTGGAACCTAATAGGCTGTAAGCAGCCATTAATCCAAATTCGTTAATTTCGTGACCGTTAATTGCACTGCCGCCAGCAGTTTGATAGAAACTTGGGTTACCAAATGTTGATACTAGTTCTCTTTGACTACCAATTAAGAAAGTGCTTCCTGCATTTGCAGCAGTTGTTCCAGCGGCGGTACCTGTACCGGTTCCACTAGTCTTGTCTTGTGCGGTTGCTACGATAATTGATGCTACTGTTCCAGCAGCATTTGCAACATAGTTGCTTTCGTCAATTACTGTAACTTCTACGCCGGGTGATACTAAAGCCATATTTTTGCTCATCCTTCATACAGAGTTGTGTTATGCAATATTTATCGAATGCTTAGGAAAACGCCTTATTTGCATGGTACCTTTAAAGGACCATTGCTTTTACGTTAATAAGTAATAGTATGAGGAAAGTATGTTTGCAATGTCAGATACATCCGGCCGCAGTAAATTATCATCTTAATGACAAAATTTACTATCGAAAGTTATGCAATCAATGTCTTAAATCTAATAACAATAGTAAAGTTCCAGACCACCCCAGATGGAAACTAGCAGGATATCAAAAAAATTCAACTTGTGAACATTGCGGATTTAAACCAGTGTTGGACGATCAACTAGTTGTATTTCACATTGATAGAAGTCAACAACATGTTAATATTGCAAATTTAAGGACAATTTGTCTTAACTGTAATTATGAATTATCTAGGTCGGGTTGGACCCAAGGAGATCTTCAAGAAGATCTTTAACCACTGTAGTTAAATCTTCCATTGTTCCGTCGTTAGTTATAAGATAGTTTGGAGTAACCCCAACCCAGCTATATTCACTAGCATGTATATCTGGGTGTACTTGAAACATGTTCTCTGGTTGTGTAGCAGCAAAATTAAACCACGCTGGGTCATCGCCTCGTTTAACTCGCACAATTACACCGCCTAACCTACGTACCATGTCTATCTCATTTGGAAACCTAGCGTCGGTAAGAACTATGTTGTTGTTGGAATCTTTAATTCTTGATTCTAAACCCAGTATCCATATGTCTTGATGGAAATGGTTCCTAAATACATCAGTTCCAAGAAGTTGTAGTGCAAGCCTTGGTGTGAAATCAGGTATTCCTAGACGGTCGCCCCACCACTCATCAACTCCTTCACGCCATGCTCTGCTAGCAGGAGTAATGCCTTCTAGCAGTTCTCTATCCCAGTTAAAAACACCTGCGGCGGCGTCTTTTAAACTAGAAGCGAAACTTTCATGCTTAAAATCCTGCTCAACGAGCATGTCGCCAACAGTTCCCTTGCCAGAACCTATAAGTCCAACTAATCCTATTAACATGTAATTATTATAACACTCTTTTTGTGGTTAGCCAATAATAAAAGAAAGGGGATCTGAACCATCAATATAGTTCTTAAGATCTTCCTCGAGTTGCATCATCTCTGCTTGAGCTTCTGCTTTAAGAGTGTCGCCGTTCAGTGATGTGCCGCCTTGTGGTCCAGCAATAGTACTGAACTTACTACGTGCTTCGCCTAGTGTAAACTTTGCAAGTGCTAAACTATAATCTTGAATCCACGGTTGAATTTGTTTGTCTTGTAATAATCCTGATTCAGGACGAGTATTATACACCCATAGTACAACCTTTTCACCGCTATCACTAAATTTACGGAGCAATGTAACTGTCTTAGTAACTGGGTTAAACTCAAAATTAACAAACCCGCCGAACATTCTAGCACTCATCTCTTGATACTGGTAATACATTTCATAGGTTGCTTGTCCACCAACACGCCCAGCTTGAAGCAGATAGGTGTTTACAAAAGCCGCTTCAAATGGTTCAAAATTTGTACCGGTGCCTGAACTACCAACACTTCGACGGAATACCTGTCTAACTTCTTGCACTTCGTCTGGCAAGACATACTCTTGTTGTTCTTCGATAATAGACAAGAACAGATAGCTACTTTCAACACTGCTGCCTGCTCGCTGTCGATACTTACGCAATGCTTGATCAATGCACATAGTATAATGAGAAGGGTCAAGTTCTACGTCCACCATATCTCCGCCTAAACGGAAATAGATGTAGTCTGTAATATCTTTTCTTAACGTAGTTAGATCAGCCATCGATAAAAGTTCCTATTGTAGCAGGGGAAGGATAGTTCCCCTGCTTTGTATAATAGTATTTATTTAGAAACCTTTAGTAACACAGTGTGTTCGTTAAGGCGTCCGTTCATTTTTGTCTCAGTTGCCTTAATGTCGCTCATATATGTACGCAATGCTATCTTGCCAGCTTTGCCAAACTCCTTGAGTTGTGCTTCTGGCTTCCGCAATGTCTTTTGAGTACTTAATTTCTCATTAAAAAACAGTAAAGTTGTTCCTTTAACTGTAAATTGCGTATGTTCCTCTGCTACATACTTGCCTAGTTTGCGGTTTTTAGTGTTAAACACCCAAAGTTCAGTAGCACCTACTATTGTAGTAGGGTCAATACTGACGATCTTATAACGATTATCGTCTGTTTTAAACTTTAACTTAGACACAATCTTATCAGCACTTTTAGGCTTAGGTTTTCGAACTGCACGGCTTGCTTTCTTAAGGTTAGCGTATGCATCAAGATCGCTAAACATGGTGTCAAAGAATTTCACAAACATAGTTACATCTTTTTTACTTAAATTGCTGTATCCTTCTTTAATTTGCTCCCAGTTATCTTGTTCTGCTTCGTTCATTTTTTTAAGTTGAGTAGCAGTAGGCATGGATTGCAATAACGCAAACTCAGCAGCAATTGGCTCGTAATAACTACGGATCTTACTAATATGTGCTTGAGCCACTGTATTAGTTTTTAGGTATTCAAACATTTTAGGAATGTCTGAACTAGGTTGCATGTCCACTAATACTTCAAGATCGCCAATAATTTCACTAAGTTGCTCGTTCATCCTGTCTTGTATAGTAGGTTTATAAACATCAACTTTCTGCTTAACTTCGACTTCTTTAACTAAAGGTCTGCCAGATTCTGCTAGGTCAGCAAAGCGTTTTGCCATCCACACATGGTTCTCTTCAGGGATTGCTTCAACATCAGATAGCCCATCGTAGTAACAATAA